CAATTACTGCAGGCAAAAGGCTTACTAACTGAGGACTTTGAAAAGGATGCTAAGGACATTATGGGTAAGGACCTTGCTGGGGCAGTATCAGCGTTAAAAGCTAAAGCTAGTGATAAAGAATTTCAATCAGGTGCTACATCTGGTCAAGATGATGGATCAGATAGCGATGAGAAGGTAACATCAAACACGACACCAATCCCTGCAACTAAAATGTTTCCAACTCAAAAGGAAATTGGATTTGGAAACAGCTTAGATGATCTTGTAAAAGATAAATATGAGCAGATTGACAATGCCTTCACAAATCCAGTAAAGATGTCATCTCCAGACGGAAAGCTACCAATTCTTGCAGCTGATATAGGAGGAGAGATAGCCATACTAGATGGACACCACAGATGGTCCTTGTGCTTTATGATTAATCCAGACGCAGAGATGATGTGCGATGTTTTGAAAGGTGACTTTGACACTGCAGAAGACGCTCTTAAAGCAATGCAGTTTGCAATCGCAGCAAAAGCTGGAAAGGTTGTGACTAAAAACTTTGAAGGAAAAGATTTGATGTCAGTATCAACCGAAGAAGTTGAAAAGTATGTAGAAGAAAATATTGTACGATCAGCTGTTGCAAAATTTGCTAAATATAAACCAGAGATACTATCAAAAGCTGGAATCAAAAAGCCTAATAAGGAGAGAGACTTGGATGATACAAAAATTAAAAAAGCTATTGCACGTTACATAGGAGCATCGCATAAGAAGATTGTAAAAATGAAAGGTCCATACACAAGACCTATTATGCCACAAGCTGGCAAATCTGGTGTAGCTCAAAGTGATGTAAACAAAGCATTAGCTCAAGGAGATATCAACTTTAACGAACCATACCTAAAGGAAGCATTGCAAAAAAGAGCTGGAATAATAAAATAACTATGAAACTAAGAGACTTAATACCACTAAAAGAAGCACAAGACGATCAATTGTGTATGGAGTACTTTCGTAAGTTTGGAGAGTGTTGTGACTACAATGCTGTCTTTGATTACGTAGGAGTAAAAGATGACGTAGAAATATACACAGCTGATCTTACCAATTTTGGTGATTTGAGTTTAGTAGTAGCAAAAGCTCACATTGTAGCTAAGGTGACTAAGAAGCATGCAATGTTTGGTTTAGTATATGTGTTAAACGGTCTTGAGAAGTTAGACGCTACAATCTGTCGTATTAAACGTACGGAAAAGGATGGTCACACAAATCTAGAAGCGATTATGTTCGACAGCGAAGATAAGAAAAACTTTAGTGGTGACGATGTTAAATTCAAAAACGTGATCAAATGAAAAGAACAAAAAAACAACTCCAAGAAGAGGCGGTAAGACTATTGATCCGTAAATACGTCCGCGAAATGTTAAAAGAAGGGGCTGGAGGAGAACCATCTGCAGAAGCAGAGGAAGAGGAAGCAGCTGTTGATGCATCCACTCAACCTGAGACAGAGGAAGAGCCTGCAGATGAACCAAAAAAGCCTGAGCCAGAGGAAGCTCAAGATGAGCCTGGACTAGAAGAGGAGTTGGCAGACATAACTGATGCATATATTAAGAAGCTTAAAAACGCACAAGCAGCAGTGGATCAGAGTGATGTGATTGAAATTATGGCACAACTGATAGATAGCTTTGGATATGGAAACCAAGATAAGCTGACGGTATTGCAAGGCGTAAAAGAAATGGCTATTCGATGAGTAAGATTGACAAACTTATAGAAAATGGCATTAAGTCTTTGATGATTGAAAATCTCGAAGAAAAAGCTGTATCCAAAAACCAACAGCAGTTTATGGGGATGGTGCATGCTTACAAGAAAGGTGAAATGAAAGATGCACCAGCCAGTGTTAAAAAGGCTGCAAAAGGAATGACTAAAAAAGCAGCAAAGGATTTCGCAAGCACAAAGCATAAAGGATTACCAACGAGAGTAGATGAAAGTGTTATTAGTGATATCTTAATCATAGCAGATGAGAACAACACCTATGAGAAATTCACAGCAGAATTGATCAAACAGAAATATATCATGCCAGATGAGCTAGAAGATCCAGAAACTGAAAAAGAACTTCGTGCAATGTATGATGGCGTTAAGGATGGCAGCTTTATTAATGAAGCTGTATTACGTGAATCGCTTGAGGATGGATACATGCTTAACAGATTAACTGATAGTCAACTTGGTAACGGGCCTGCATCGGAATTTCTATCAAAACACAACATTGATTTGAAAGCCCTTGCAAAAGCAAAAATGCAAGGCGTTATAACAGCTTATGAAATTAGAGATGTTGTTAAAGGTACAGCTCCTCAAAGCACTATAAAAAAATTCATGAAGGATTATGCAGCAAAATCCATCAACGAAGATACGTCAGATGTTATGAGATGGGTACAGAATCTAAAATACTGGTACAGCAAATCCCTAAATGCTCCTGATGTTAGAAACACTCCTGGAGGTCAAGAGATGTTTAAAGCTGAGGTCAAAAAATGGCTTACTAGCACACTAAACGAAGCACTAGCACCAACTAACGATCTAAAAAGCAAAATGCCTGATCACGTTAAGGGATGGGCTAAATGGGTTGCACAGCACGCAAACGGTGAATGGTGGTATTATGATTCAATACCTCGTTTAGTACCAGGCACTGGATGGAAAAACAACGATAGAGATGGTTATCAGTTTGGTAGCGGTATAAAGACAGCACCACAGGGTTGGGAAAAGTCTAGTCAAGAATTAAAAGAAAACAAAATGAACGCAAAAACAGAATCGATAGTAAAGCGATTAAAAGAAGATACCGAATACCAAAAATTCTTTAAGTCAGCAATGGACAAGTTTGGTGTGAAATCTCCAAAAGAGTTGAGCGATAAGAAAAAGAAAGAGTTTTTCAACTACGTAGATAAAAACTACAAAGCGAAGAGCGAATAGCAAACCGTGTAAGTTATGATTATAAACAGATACCATATTATCGGGCTTGCGTTATACACAGCGTTAATCGTAACACTCACCTATTTATTATCAAGACCCAACACCAATGTAAATGGGCTATCAACACAAGATCAAAAGTACGTGGATAGTTTAAACATACGCATTGGTGAACTGGAAGGTCAGCAAAAAGTGAGTGACAGCTTAATAGCTAATTACAAAAAGGATATAGAAGTATTGGATCATAAGATAGATTCAACTAAAAACAAAGTTACACAAATACGCAAGGAATATGAAGGCAAGATTAAAAATATTGGTAGGTACACTCCTACTGAGCTCGATAGCTTTTTCACAGACAGATACAAGTAGGCAACTAAGCAAAGACTCTGTTGTATGTTTACCAGTCAATATTGCTAGGCAGGTAGCGGCAGACTTGGTTTCTTATGATTTGTGCAAAGAAGAATTAACTAGCGCTGAACAACTCAACAAGCTGTTAAATGAAAAAAATCAACAGCTATCAAAAATGTTTCTCGAAAAGGATAAGCAGTACGGGCTATGTAGAACTGAGGTTGATTTGCTTAAAGAGAAAAATGACATATATGAGCAGGCCAACATTGATCTAGCGGATAAGAACCGCAAACTAAAGAACACATCTATTGCATTAGGATCAACTACTGGAATAGCTGTGTTAGTGGCAGTATTACTATCAATATTGAAATAATGAGCCAAGACGTAAACCTAAAACAACTTATAAGAGCTGAGTATATTAAGTGTGCTAAGGATCCGGTTTACTTCATGAAAAAATACTGCCTGATTCAGCACCCAACAAAAGGAAAGATACCATTCAAGCTGTTTCCATATCAGGAAGAGCTTACAAACGATATTCAAGAAAATGATAGGGTAATCATACTTAAATCAAGACAGCTAGGGATATCAACACTATCAGCGGGGTACTCTTTATGGACAATGCTATTCCAAAGCGACAAAAATATATTAGTTGTTGCAATCGATCAAAACACATCCAAAAACCTTGTAACAAAGGTGAGTGTGATGTTTGAGAATCTGCCTAGTTGGCTTAGAATGAGAACTACTGAAAAGAATAAGTTATCACTTAGGCTTGCAAATGGATCACAAATTAAAGCTGTAGCAAGCTCAGGAACATCAGGACGTTCAGAAGCATTATCGTTAGTGATTATTGATGAGGCTGCGTTCGTTGATAATGCAGAAGAGTTGTGGGCATCACTACAACAAACACTATCAACCGGAGGTAGAGGTATTATACTTAGCACGCCAAATGGAACCGGTAACTTCTTCCACAAAACATGGGTGAAGTCGGAGGAAGGACGAAACTCGTTCTTTACTAAAAGACTTCCATGGCAAGTGCATCCGGAGAGGGATCAGGAGTGGAGAGATAGGCAAGATGAGGAGTTAGGGTTGAGACTTGCAGCACAGGAGTGTGACTGCGATTTTAGTACATCAGGTAACACGGTCGTACATCCAGAAATGCTAACATTCTACAGAGAAACTTATATGCAAGACCCTTTAGAAAAGCGTGGTTTTGATAGCAATTTGTGGGTATGGGAGATTCCAAATTACACAAAGGATTATGTGGTTGTAGCCGATGTTGCTCGAGGAGATGGGTCTGACTTTTCAGCATTCCATGTAATTGATATAGAGGAAGCAACACAAGTAGCAGAATATAAAGGACAAGTCACAACGAAAGAGTACGGGAACATGCTTGTATCCATAGCCACTGAATACAATGACGCATTGCTTGTAATAGAGAATGCAAACGTAGGATGGGCAACAATACAGCAAGTCATAGATCGTGGATATAGAAATCTCTATTACACACCAAAAGATATAGGTCTTGATTCCGATCGATATTTAGCTCGAGCTACAGATGTACAAAGAACAAAAGATCAAGTAGCAGGGTTTACGATGTCATCAAAGGTGAGACCTTTAATTATTTCGAAGATGGAGTTGTATATGCGAGAAAAAAGTTGTATAATAAGGAGTAGAAGACTGCTCGATGAACTCGGTGTGTTTGTATGGCGAAATGCACGAGCAGAGGCACAATTAGGATACAATGATGACTTGGTTATGAGTTGGTGTATGGGATTATGGGTTAGAGACACAGCCTTGAAGTTAAGGCAGGCTGGAATAGAGCTTACTAAAAGAGCGTTAAACCATGCAAAATCAACCGGTGTATATAAGTCTGGACAGACAAATGATGCATGGAAGATGAATACTAATAAAGGTGATCAAGAAGACTTGAATTGGTTATTGTAGCCTATTTATAAGTAAACAATAAAATTAAATGGCAGAGAATAATCCCAATCTATTTAAGAGATTAAGACAGCTCTTTAGTACCGATGTAATTATACGTAATGTCGGAGGTAAACAGCTTAAGGTAATTGACACTGACCGCGTACAATCATCCGGAAACTTAGAAAATAATTCACGAGTAGATAGATTCCAACGTATGTATGGAACTGGACTCACAGCATACTCTGGTATGGGTCAAGTATTGCAAGCAACTCGGTTAGAGTTGTTTCGTGATTACGAAGCAATGGATACAGATAGTATTATATCATCCGCTTTAGATATATACGCAGACGAATGCACTGCAAAAGATGAATTTGAAGATACGCTAACAATAAGCACAACAAACGATCAAATACACAAAGTTCTTCATAACCTATTCTATGACATAATGAACATCGAGTTCAATTTATGGCCATGGGTACGTAACACGTTAAAGTATGGAGACTTTTTTCTTCATCTAAATATAACTGAGAAGTTTGGTATCACAAACGTAGAACCAATCTCAGCTTACGAAATGATTCGTGAAGAAGGAACAGATCCAGAGAATCCTAACAAAGTAATCTTTAAGAGAGACTTCACTGTGGGAATGATCAATTCCAGTACAGTGTATCGTAAGGATGTAGAAGAATACGATAACTACGAAATTGCACACTTCCGATTACTTAATGACACTAATTTCTTACCATACGGCCGTTCATTGCTAGAGCCTGCAAGAAAGGTTTGGAAGCAGTTAACCTTAATGGAAGATGCAATGTTGATTCACAGAATCATGCGAGCTCCAGATAAGCGCATCTTCAAAATAGACATTGGTAACATACCACCAAACGAAGTTGACGCATTTATGGAGGCAATGGTCAATAAGATGAAAAAGGTGCCTTTCATAGATGAGAGTACTGGAGATTACAACTTGAAGTATAACATGCAAAACATTCTTGAGGATTTCTACCTACCGGTACGTGGTCAGGAGAGTGGAACAAGTATTGAAACAACTCCAGGATTGCAGATGGATGCAATTCCAGATATAGAGTATCTACAGAATAGAATGCTTGGTTCATTGAAAATACCAAAAGCGTATTTAGGATTCTTAGAGGATACTACTGGAAAAGCTTCATTAGCATCTCAAGATTTTAGATTTGCACGAACAATTGAACGTGTACAGAAGATCGTAGTTTCAGAGTTAACTAAGATTGCAATTGTACATCTATATGCACAAGGATTCACAGATGAAGAGATAGTTGATTTTTCATTAAAATTAACACCACCTTCAACATACTACGAAAGAGAAAAGTTAGAGTTATGGACTAGTAAATCAACACTTGCGGGCGATTTAGTAGAGAAAAAGTTGTTTAGCAGATTTTGGTGCTACGAGCATATATTCAATATGCAGCCAGAACAATGGATGGAAGAACAAGAGCGCATTGCAGCAGACTCAAAAGAATTCTTCCGTCTTGAGCAGATTAAGACCGAAGGTAATGATCCAAAGAAAACTGGACAATCATTCGGTACGCCACATGACATTGCCAGCCTATACAAAGGTGATGCAGGAGTTCCAAAAGGATACGATGAAAAAGAGGTTCCGGAAGGAGGATGGCCTGGTGCTGGAAGACCGGAAGAACCTGGAACTTATGGAAAACATGAGCATCCACTAGGTTGGGATCCGGCAGGTCATAAGCAGAATCGAGCAGCTGGAAAAGTGGTGTATGAATCACAAAGCTTAGATAAATTCAAAGGATTGAAGGATTCTTTGGAAAAATCGCAAGCTGTGCGTAATACATACACTCCGGAGCAAAAAAACCACGGACTTCTTAACGAAGAAAATCTGTTAGATGAGTGATCTTTACAAATTCCGACATATTTATTACTAGGACACAAATACGATATGAAGAAATCGACACACTCGAAGATTAAGAATACCGGTATATTATTTGAGCTATTAACACGCCAAATCACTGCCGATACCTTAACTGGATCAAAAAATTCCCCAGCATTAAAGATTATCAAGGAATTCTTTGCTGCCAAAACTGTATTAGCTAAAGAGTTAGTGCTGTATCAAACACTACTAAACGAGTCTTTCAAGACACACCGAAAAGCCGAAATATTACTCAACACTACCCTCAAGGTACGAAAGAGTTTGGATGAGAAAAAGCTTAACGATGCTAAATACAATCTAATAAGAGAGATTAAAAAAAACTACGATCTTAAAGAGTTCTTCAAATCAACAATTAATAACTATAAAGTATACGCTTCTGTTTATAGAGTGTTTGAAGGATCAGGCATTTCACATTTAGGAGATGTAGTGCGTAGTAGAGAAACAATCACAGAGCATATAGTAGGGCGTAAGTCGGTAACACAGACCGTAGATAGTAAGGAATACCTAAATGAGTCTGAGGAAGTGCGTATGCTAGCTTATAAATTAATGCTAGACAAGTTTAACGAAAAGTACGCTAACCTATCTGAATCGCAGCGATTAGTGTTGAAAGAGTATATCAACAATGTCAGCAACACAACAAAGCTGCGCGACTTTGTGATCAAAGAAAGTGCAAACATACAAAAACAGCTTACTAAAAAATCAAACTCAATCAAAGACCCGGTAACCAGCATTAAGTTATCAGAGGTCGTTAGTTTGCTAGATCGCAATAAGAAGATTAAAAGAGTTGAAGAGGATCATGTACAGTCTCTTTTACTGTACCACGAGCTGTTAAAAGAATTATAATGACTGCAGAAGAGATAATAGAATTAAGAGAATACGTCAGACAGAAGGCTGAGGAGATGCGGAAAGAAAACACTACCGCAAACATCGCTACCTACGATACTCCAAACGCTTTTACTGGAGACGAGGATGACGATGGAACACAAGCTGTTGACCTAACTGATCCAGAATACGCATATTCTATTAAAGGTCCAAAAAAGAGAAATCCTAAATATTCTGTAAAACTCAACGAAGCGTCATACAAGGCTTTTAAAACAGACGAATCACGATCTAATACACAGAAGATTAATGCAAACATCTTAGAGGTAAATAAGCAGATACGTGAACTTGCACGTATGCTCAATCACAGCATTAAACTAAAGAACGAACAAAAACTGGACAATGGCATCCATTGGAAACGTACAAATGAAGCGTTAAAGAAGATGCATCACAGAATATCTGTTCTATCTGAGAAAGCAAATGAGCTTTACAATCTAAGAGAAGCTACCGCACAGCGGGTAAAAACACAGCTGCTGGACATCCTTAAAGATGCTGGATTTAACATAACAGCGAACGACATAGAGTACAATACATCAGGTTCAGATATGTATGAGTTTGACGTTATGGTTAATGGAGAGCCGTATGCAATTGATTACGACAGAGGTAACTTAGTTTTTCAAGATTACAATGAAGAAGTACCACTTGGAAACATTGAGCAACCTGAGGTGGTAGTTCAAAATATTCAAAAAACACTACAACCATGAAAAGAGTATTAATTGATTATATAGGGTCTATTGAGGTAACTCCGCAGCAGATTAACGAGTCGATGGACAAGAACAACGGCAAGTTAATCGTATCCGGTATCATGCAACGAGCTAGCAACAACTCAGAGAAAAACTTCAATCAAAACGGACGAAGCTATCCTCTAGGCATTCTTAAACCAGAATGTGAAAAGTATAAGAAGACTTTTATTGCAGAGCGGCGAGCATTGGGTGAGTTAGATCATCCAGATTCTCAGGTAGTAAACCTAGCCAATGTATCACACAATGTATTAGATCTTTGGTGGCAAGGAAACGACTTGATGGGTAAAATCGAAATACTAGGAACACCATCAGGAAACATAGCTAAAGAGTTATTGAAAGCTGGTATCCGATTAGGTATATCATCTCGAGGAATGGGATCAGTTAAAGAGCTTGGAGAAGGTAAGGTAGAAGTTCAAGATGATTTTGAAATCGTATGTTGGGATTTGGTTAGTAATCCATCCACACAAGGAGCGTTTATGAACCCATCACTTAACGAGAGTGTTCAATCAACAGCAAACAATAAGTACACGAGAATTAATTCACTGATCAGTGATATAATAACAGTAATGCAATGAAAAACGAAATATTAAAACAACTAAGCGAAGCGATAGACAACTCACGAGCAGAAGGATCTGCAAAGCTACGATTAAGTGAAAAGGCTCAAGTACTAGAAGAGTTGAAAGAATACTCAACGCTAGGAGAAGTAATCTATCGCAGTGAAGGTTTAAAAGAGGCTGCTAATCGCATATCCGAGTTAGTAGAAAAAGCTGAAAGAGTAGCATTGCAGGAGACAGAGGAGTGGTTTGATGAAGTGACTGTCAAGCGTAACATGAAAGAGCTCGCTAACAACAACAAAGAATTCACTAAAACTGTATCTGAAATTGGAAAACTACAACAACGCCTAGAGTCTTTGTACGAAGAGATGGGCAATAACCTATCACGCTACTATGAAATTAGTAACTAATAAGAAGATTGTTAACGACCTTTTAGCTGAGGTGTTGCTTGAGTACAA